GTCCCCTTTTGCTTATTTTTTAGTGGCGATAGGGGGGCTATAAAACTTCATGTTCATACTCATCAACGCATATAGCTCTAAATACTTCTCTGCTGGCATTTTTAATAATGTCTCATGCAATAAGTTTACATCTATATTGCAAGGCTCAGTACCAGCCCTAGCCGTAAGCTCTACCGTTACAAGTGTACCGTTGTTATTCATGTTCTAATAACCTCCCTGATACTGTAGCCACCAGTCATTAATGTACCGCTCCCACTCTGCCTTATCTCTATCCTCACAGGCATAGAGCCTATTAAGGCAAGCGTCCTTGTCAGTATCTATATAGACCTCTCTAGCTCCCAGTGTATCTATTAACCGCTCACGCTCTGCCTGATAAGGATAACCACCTATTACATAAGCATTAAGCCACTTACCACGTCTGTACTTGACAGATTCCAGTAAGTTATCCCTGACAGCAAAGACTACACTCTTTAGCCGGTTAGGTTTAACATATCTGTCACACCCACTAACACACTGCCAAATACTATCCATGTCTATAATCAGATCACCCTCAGCCATGTTATCAGCTACCCAAGATGACTTACCGCTTAATGGTGAGCCATACACTATAAATACCTGACGCTGAGCATAGCCCAGCTTATTATGTATAATGTTATGGCACTTATGATGTACCAGCGCTATATTGTCAGGGTTAAGAGATATATTATAATCTGTATAATTTTCCTCTGTAAGCTCTCTGATATGGTGACCTATACAGTCATAAGCCTTAGTAATAGGTCTGCCACAGTGAGCGCATATTATATTACCCTGAGCGTCCACACGCTCCAGCTTTAAAACCTTTAGTAAGTTCTCCCACTCTTTAGAGCGGTAAAAATTATATAAACTCATAATTTACTCTTTATACAGCCTGAATGTGTCGAATTTAAAATAACTAGGATACCAGCCTTTATAACCATACAGTGTAATCTGTATTTTATATGTAGCAGTTGCGTCTAATGAGATAGTTTCACTTAAATTAAGGTCAACTCCCTCACTCGCTTGTTTAGTGCATGTGTAAGAGTAATCAGCATTGCCTGTTTTTTCATTAATCAAAGCAAAACCATGTCCACCGCTACCTCTGTACCCCTTAATTGCACCGATTGCGGTTAATTTATTAAATGCGCCTAACGATAAACTCTTAGAGGTTGCCACTACTTTGCCAGTGTTATCTTCACTAGAAGTTATATTTAACAAAAATGGATTAGAGGAAATAGTCGCAACAGCTCCTCCAGTACATTCCAACTCCCAGTCATCAGGGGAAATAAGCGTTAAGTCGTTAATATCAAAAGCATTAACCCCAGCATATGCAAATAAATGAGGAGTACCGTCTTTTTTAATAACATAAATTCCTCCGTCATCTTGATCAAAGTACATATTACTTTTATTACCGCCACTATTACCACCAAAATTAAATATCATCTTTAGTACCTCCTAGTAGAGTTACCAGACTGTAGCCTCTACCTGTTTCTCTTTAAGCTCTAGCTCTTTCTTGCGAATATCCATAGCTCTAGGCTCATTCATGTAATTACCCCAGTTTTTCAAAAGGAAGATACCGGCAGTAGTGTCTTGTTTAATATACTCCTCAACTTCTACTTCTTTCAGTTCTTCCCACTCTCTGGCTTTTTTACCGTTCTCATATTCAATATGTTTTAACTTTACATATTGTTTTAGAGTAACCTTGCCACCTATAGCAGCCTCAAACATAGAGTTTTCCAGTTTTTCAACCGCCGGCTGTCTATTGTTTTTTATTTCGTCCAGACCGTCATTAAGGTGTTTTTTGAGGTGGTTATAAAGTGTCTGCTTACTGATATGCAGATTTTTAGCTATGGCAGTCATGGTTATACCGTTTTGTAACCATTCCTTAATCTTTTCCAGATTTTCTACTACTATAGCCTCTTTGCTGTTATTTACAGCCATATCACCACACCCTTACACAGACTTTAAACCAGCTTTCCAGCTATTTTTACCTACAATGCCGTCCACTGTTAAGCCTTTATTTTTCTGCCACTCTCTAGTAGCTGCGTCTGTCTTTTTCCCAAAACTGCCGTCTACTTCCGCTCCAGTAAAGCCTAAAATAATCTGCCAGATTTTAACCGCTTTACCCTTTGAACCTTTTTTAATCAATGGCATATCGTAAACCTCCTCAGTCTTAACCTCTGTCTTATTCTCTGTTACCGGCTTGGTAAAGCCTAAATCCACATAACACTCGCTCAGATCACACCTACCACTTACGCCGGTTACTTTGCCCTGACTTGTGTACTGGTGTAAATCATATTTCTTAAGTGCAATAGTGGAATTTTTAACACCTGTATTTTTACCGTAGTCAGCAACCCAAATACGATAACTTGTCAGCTCATTGTAATTAAGGTGAGCGTTAAACCAAGACTCTGAGGCATATACACCGCTCTCATAACCTAACTCTTTAACCTTGTTACAAAAAGCCTTTGCTACAGCTGTACGCTGAGCCTTGCTAAGTCCGTCAGCACGTCCATTTTTATTTTTATTAGACCATTCTGAATCAAAAAATGTAGGCAGTGTAGCTCCATACTCTTTAGCGTTTGCTACACTATATACTGCCTCCTCTGCGCCCTCTGTTTCATTGATAGCCTGTGACATGAAGTAAACACCAAAAGGCAAACCTACTCTTTTACAAGCCTCAGCAAAAGACTTAAATTTTACATCAGCCGCTATCCTACCAGATGAGCTATAGCCTCTATAGCCTACACGCAAGATTACGCCGTCTACTTCTTTTTTTACAGCGCTCCAGTCTATAACTGTATTGTATTTACTTACGTCCAAAATCATCCACATAACTATTACCTCTTACTCATGGTGAGCGTGCAACTCACTCTCAATATCCTTAATCCTGTGATTTATCACCTTTATCTGTTCCTCAACTACCGGCATACGCTCAGCAAAGCCGTTATGTTTTCTGGTCTCTCTTGTAAGTTCTTCTATCTTACAATCTGTAACCGCCTGAGCTGTTTCTAACTTAGCCTGTATTTTTGCGTTATTGTGATTATTTGAAATGATCACACCCACAAGCGCTAAGCCTCCAGTAATTAGAGCTGTAATAATCTCTGATAACATACTTAGCCCTCGTCTACCTCTGCAACTGTTTCTACCTCAATCTGAGGAATATTATTAGAGCTATCAGCTAAACCCTCAGCTAACACATAACCCAGTACACTTGCACCGGCAAGGATAAGGGCGCTGATCTGCTGTGCCTCACTCTCTGAGCCTGTAAAATAAATAATTAACATTGATACAAAAGACGCAACGCTCAACCAGAGCTTACGGCTTGTAATTTTTCTTAACCAGTCAATTTTCTGCATAATAGATACCTCCTAAAAAGTTTATTTCTGCCGTCATTATATAAGCCTTTTATACTAAAAAAAATAGCGCCACGTTGCGCCACCTTTAACCTATAAATATAGTTGTATATAAAAAGAAAAAGAGGAGGGCTTTAATAGCTCTCCTCTAATAATTCATAGATAGACATGATCAGGCGCTTTTTATTGCGCTTTATAGTGCTTACGTCTTTCTCCAATACTTCCGCTATCCTCTCTATTGTGATATTATCCCTATAGTGGAGGTAGAGTATATCTATGTAAGTATCATCTGAGCGGTCTCTTAAAAAATACTCTATTTGTTTATTTCCTTTTGTCCTAAAGTATTCCCTAAGTACCGGCTCTACTTCCTTAAGCACTGTGACATAATTAGCTTTTATCATGCCCTGACGTTTTAACTCTTTTATAGTCATCCTGACTATTTTTTGCACTTCTACGCTATCCAATTACACCACCTCACCGTTAAGACTGCTGCCAGCTGTTTCAATTCTATACAGCTGTTAATAAAAGACTGCTGCCGGTTGCCTCATAAAAATAAAAAGTCTACCACCGCACAAACGATAATTATAAATATAACTATGCAAGTGGAAATTATAATAGGGCTTAATACCCAAAACCAAGACCAGTTTATAACTCCACATAGTTTTAATGCTATAAATACAATGGTAAGCATTCCACTAAAGCCTATGCCGGTAGTTGTTGTTTTGTTGTTATCACTCATTAGCACCTCCCAGACTATCTAAGTCTACTCTCTCAAATTCTATAACCCATACATAAGGGTTAGCGTTCCAGCCGTATGTATTGCGCTGATCTCTTTTTACAGTTCTTTCCCATAGACTAGAAAAGCTACCTTTTGCTGTATCATATCCGCTTTTTTGATATTCCCAGTTATCAGAATCAGCGTTGCCAGTGCCATATTTACCAAAGTTACCATGCCATAGATAATTTAAATAACTCCATTCACGCTTTTCTTTTGGATAAAAACCTGTTCTCTTAGTCCAGTCTGTATATTCCTCATCTGATAAATCATCAAATAAATGAGCTACGCCCTCAGCCTTAGCCTGTTCCTCTGTAATATCCTGTAACCGCTCCACTCTTACGTCAGTTACTCTTAAGAATATTCTGGCTGCCTCTTTAGGCATGTGTATAGACGGACGCCAAACAAACATACTCTCGTAGCCTGTAAAGTCTGCCTTGTAACCAAAGCCCTTAACAAGTTTTCCGTTTTCTTCACTTTCCTTTGGTATCCATGTCTCTCTTACATACAGTATGTCACCAACTTTATAAGGCGCTGGTACGTTACACGGCTCATTTCTGCCATTGTACAGAGTTAGACCGTCTACTACATAGCCAGTCCATTTAGGGTTTCTGCCTAATTGAAATTTGACCACACGCCTAGTAACCGTCTTTCTACCCTCTAATATGGCTCTTACCATTTCTGTATTAAATAATATTGGTTTCATTTATCCCCTCCTATTTTGCCTCAATCATTGATTCATATAAATCCAGAGTTCTCTCACCACGTTTATATCTTGTAAGCAACTTATCTAAAGCTACAGCTCCAAAATATCCACACGCTCCAAAACTTACATACATGGGGAATAACATATTTACGTTATCTACTGCCTTTTTCCATTGTTCCTCTGTAATACAGAGTGCTTTAAAGTCCGGCAGAGCTTTTTCTCTTAATTCTTCCTGTACAGCCTTATCAGCTAACTCATGTGTATATACAGGTCTACCCATTATCTCAGCCATATACTTATATATCTCATCTCGTTCCTCTGGGCTGGTCATACAATACCCTGTATAGGTTTCTACTATTACACGCTCTTTTAATGTCACTTTTTACACCTCCTATTATGTGCTTTTCTTACCATTACGCCACCATGATACTTTAGATAGTTATTTGTAATACACTTGCCGGTGATTATACTTAATAGAGCTAACCTGTTTACTTGACATGTAAACTCTGCTGTCATATCCTCACCAGCTGCTAAGTCTACACCTATGTAATATTCCTCAGGTTCTACCTGTGGTAATAACTCCAATGATACCGGCGTAATGTCTACATTTGTTATTCTTCCTGTTTCATTGTCTTTCATTACAAACATTACTTAGCCCTCCTGTACTGCTGCCGTCTACTTTTTCAAAGTAAAACATAACAGGCTCATTACTCTCTTTTATCAGTCCATATTTTAAAGCCAGATTATATATAAATGTCTTTTTAAGCCGGTCTGTTAATGTTTGCAGCTGCTCCCTGAATTTCTCCAGCGTCATACTGCTCTTATAAAAATTACAAGCTCTACAAGCTGGCATATAGTTACTAAACCCATTTACGCCGCCATGCCAGTAAACACTTACTACATGGTCTACTTGCATATCCTTATACTCGATCTTGCTACCACAATAAGCACAATGACCGTTATATTTTTCATATACTGCAAATCTCATATCTTTAGAGATTGCTTTTCTCTTGCCCTCTACCATTTACACCTCCTAATGTACCTTTTCCTGTCATATAATCCTGATACGCCATTATGGATTCAAAAAACTCCTTATCCCTAAATATAATCTTTTTCCCAACCACTACAGCCGGTATGCCCTCAGGAATATAAGGCACTTCTTTATATCCAAATATCTTTCTATAAAACCAGTTAATAATCTTATTTTTATGTGTCTTTTTTTGTACTTTATATGTATCAGATATAACGCACTCATAACCTAACTTGCTAAATATGTCCATAGTCACCTCCAGCTATAAAAATTTAATGTCATGGGGCTGTACCGCTCCAAA